GATTGGCAAAAGATAATTGTGTCTTCGGACAAAGATTTCTTTCAGTTAGTCGGAGATGATAATGTTATGATTTGGCGGCCAATTCAGAAGGTTTTTGTCGATAGATTATCATTGATTGGCAAGTTTGGTATTCACCCAAATAACTATGCTTTAGCAAGGGCAATTGACGGAGACAAATCAGACAACCTAGAAGGCGTTCCTAGGATTGGAATGAAGACAATTAAAACAAATTTTCCAATTTTAGAAGAAGCAAAGCAGCTTACGTGTGACGAGCTTTTCGTCTATTGCAAGATGCAGATGAAACAAAAAAATTGTCATAAAAAGTTGCTAGAATACCAAGAACGTGTTAAGCTTAATTATAAGATAATGCAATTATATGAATCAAATATTTCTCACAATGGGAGGAGAGGTCTAGATTTCACACTAGACAACTTTGAGTATGGGCTTGATAAGCTAGAGCTACAAAAAATGCTTATAGCAGACGGACAGGGACATTTAAATTTATCTGATTTGTGGGTTGCTTTTAAAAATTTAAAATCATAGTTAACAACGGAGGACAACATGGAATTTAAACAGGAAACATTTCAAAAGTTCGGAAAGAGCTTTCAAGAGGACTTGTGCCATATGATGCTACAAGACAGAACCTTTTGTGACCAAATCAGCGAGGTATTAGACGTAGAGTTCATTCAATATGAACATCTGCGCATTTTTACAACAATGCTGTTAGAATATCGGGATAAATATCGGAAGCATCCATCATATGAAACGATGGCTACAATCATAACATCTGAAGTTGCAAATTATACTGCGGCACTAAAAAAGCAAATCACACTATTTTATGCTAAAGTTATTAACAACAGCGAAGTCGAAAGCGCAGAATTTATCAAAGACCATGCGATTGACTTTTGTAGAAAGCAAGTATTAAAGAAAGCGATGATACAATCAGTAAAGTTATTAAAGTCATCTTCTTTTGAGGAAATACAAAAGGTGATTGAGGACGCCATGAAATTAGGTACCAATGTAGACTTCGGTCATGATTGGCATATGGACATCGATGAAAGATACAGATTAAAATCACGTAACCCGATTACAACTGGGTGGTCGAGATTCGATGAAATCACACAGGGCGGCTTCGGTGAACAAGAGTTGGGAGTCGTTATTGCGCCAACTGGTGCGGGCAAATCCATGGCCCTTGTGCATATCGGAGCAACTGCGTTGAAAGAGAAAAAGACCGTGATATATTACACGTTAGAATTGGCGGAAACCGTGGTTGGACAAAGGTTTGATTCGTGTATCACTGACATTAAGTTAAATGACTTGTTAAGAAATAAACATAATGTTATGAAGAGGTTAGAAGAAATAGATGGGCATCTAATTATTAAAGAATATCCAAGTAAGTCCGCTTCGACACAGACAATCCGAAGTCACATCGAACGTTTAAAAAAACGTGGTGTTAAACCCGATATGATCATTGTTGATTACGCAGACCTACTAAAACCGGTTAAATCACAAGGCGAAAAGAGGCATGAATTGGAAAGTATATACGAGGAATTAAGAGGTATTGCACAGCAAGAAAAGTGTGCCATTGTGACCGCCAGCCAAACAAATCGTGGTGGTCTCAACGCCGAAGTTATCACAATGGAATCTATATCGGAAGCGTTTAGTAAATGCTTTGTAGCAGATTTTATATTTTCATTGTCCAGAACTCCAAAGGATAAGCAAGCTAATACTGGACGGGTCTTTATCGCAAAGAATCGTAACGGTCCTGACGGCTTAGTGTTTCCAATCTTTGCGGACTGGTCCAACGTGACAATGAAGGTTCTAGAAAAGACCGACCATGAAGAAGACAAACCAGAAATGTCTTCAAAGGATAATCTAAAGTTTTTAAAAGATAGATACGCACAATCAAGAGGAAAATAGGGGGTAAATAATGAGTGTAGCAAATAAGATATTATCAGATATAACCGTACATATGAAGTACGCAAGGTACATACAAGAGAAAGAAAGAAGAGAGAACTGGGAGGAATTGGTAACTCGTAATAAATCGATGCACCTCAAAAAATTTCCGGGACTAATTCCTGAAATCGAGAATGCCTATAAATTCGTGTATGACAAAAAGGTTTTACCATCAATGCGCTCCATGCAATTTGCAGGCAAACCAATCGAAATCAGCCCAAATCGCATTTTCAACTGCGCATATGCGCCAATAGACGATCATCGTGTGTTTGGTGAAATCATGCTTCTGTTGCTCGGTGGAACCGGAGTCGGATACTCAGTACAAAGACATCATGTAGAGAAACTACCATGTATTTTGAAGCCAAACACCAAACGTGCAAGACGCTTTTTAATTGGAGATTCAATTGAAGGTTGGTCTGACGCTGTTTGCGCTCTCATGAAATCGTATTTCAAGGGAACATCTAAATTACGCTTCGACTTCTCAGACATCAGAGCAAAGGGTGAAAGGTTGGTCACAAGCGGAGGAAAAGCTCCGGGACCACAACCACTAAAAGAATGTTTGATTAAAGTTGAAGGTATTTTAGATTCCAAAGAGAACGGAGATAAATTAACAACAATTGAAGTTCATGACATTATATGTCATATTGCTGACGCCGTATTGGCTGGTGGAATCCGCCGTGCAGCCCTTATTTCTTTGTTTTCGATTGACGACGAAGAGATGTTAGCTGCTAAAACAGGCAACTGGTGGGAACAGAATCCACAAAGGGGCCGTGCAAACAATTCGGTCGTCATCATGAGACACAGGGTTAAAAAAGCAGATTTCTTTAAGTTATGGGAAAGAGTAAAGGCATCAGGCGCCGGAGAACCCGGATTTTACTTTACTAATGATAAAGAATACGGATGCAACCCATGTTGCGAAATTAGCTTAAGGCCATTCCAGTTTTGTAATTTAACTGAGATTAATGTAAGCGATGTCGAAACACAAGAAGAATATGAAGCCAGAGCTAAAGCAGCATCACTTATAGGTACTTTGCAAGCGTCATATACTGATTTTCACTATCTACGACCAGTTTGGCAAAGAAACACTGAAAAAGACTATTTAATAGGTGTTTCGATGACAGGTATAGCGTCTGGAAAGGTGCTTGAGTTAGATATGGAAGCCGCAGCCAATGCCGTTAAAAGTGAAAATGCTAAAATTGCCAAATTAATTGGCATTGGCCCTGCATCTCGTTGCACAACGACTAAACCGGCTGGAACAACATCGTTGGTTCTCGGTACGTCAAGTGGAATTCATGCTTGGCACAACGATCACTACATTCGAAGAATCAGAGTTGGAAAGAATGAGGCAATCTATTCTTATTTAGCCAATAATCATCCAAAATTGGTCGAAAATGAGTTCTTTAGGCCACATGACACCGCTGTTATCTCTGTGCCTCAAAAGGCTCCAAATGGGTCAATTACAAGAGCGGAATCGGCATTAAATCTGTTGGAGAGAGTCAAATCTGTTGCTACCGAATGGGTTGTCAACGGACACAGGAAAGGACAAAATACTAACAATGTATCTGCGACCATTACTGTTAAGCCTGATGAGTGGAAAATTGTTGGAGATTGGATGTGGAAAAATAGGAAGCATTACAATGGACTTTCAATATTGCCTTTTTCTGATCACACGTACAAACAGGCACCATTTGAGGATTGTTCCGAAGAAGATTACGATAATATGATGAAAACATTGGTAAACATCAATTTAGACGACGTGTCAGAATCTGAAGACAATACCGACTTGTCTGGTGAGATTGCTTGTGCTGGTGGAGCCTGTGAAATAGAATTTTAAATCCTAGTTATTATAGGATGTAAAAATGAATGACGAAGAGCCACATAGCGTAACTGACGATGAACCACGTGGGGAAGCGACCCGGTCGTACACAACCGTCAGATGTAGAAAGAGAAAAAGAAAAAAAATAACTGTTTCTGTTAGCTTTGACGATATGATAAGTGAATTTGAGTTGTGGAATTACATATATGACCTAAGAGAGTTGGTTCATGATGATATCGAGTTTGAATCATCTCCGGACTATAAAAATAGAATTCAATTCTATGAAGTTACAGCAGAGACCAGAATAATAAATAAGCTGAAAACTTGGCTTGTTCAAAATAATTTTCAATATAAACTTGACTAATAGTAAATGCGTGTTATATTATAGTAGGAGGTAAAATGCATTTTAAACCATTTAACAGACATATCGTTGTTGATATTGTCGAAACAAAGAAAGAAGACAAAGGGTTGGTGGTATTACCAACCGACTACAAAAAGCCCGAATCGCCTTATATAAAGGCTATCGTGAGAGAATGCTCAGAGGATTCCAAATTTCATGGTGTCCTATTTCAAAACGACACAGTTTTGATAGAGAGAAGAATGTTACAAAAAGTTGAATTTGATCAAAATTCTATCTATTTAGTTCTAGAAAATTACATTTATGGGAGATTAAACGATGAAATTAACAAAACAAACTCTTAAGGGTCTTATCAGGGAGGCAATCAGAGAAAAAAGGGGAAATTCAATGATATTGACTGAGATGACAAATCAGCTAGCCGGAACTCCATATGAAAAAATGGGAGATATGAACGGACCAGCGCAATTTTGTTTTATCACAGCACATGAGCCACCAGTTAAGAAAATGAGTAAAGCTGGCGGACATCGTTGGGATAATGATTCCGAACAACAAAAACTAATGCGAGAGCTTAAGATGCTTGGGTATGAATTTGTTTCTGGTCACGGTGTATACGGTGGAGCACCAGAAGAATCCTTAATGGTCTTTAGTAATGACAATAGAATTCAAGGAAAATTCAAGTTAGATATGGTTAGGTTGGGAAAGAAATTCTTACAAGATGCGATTGTCTACGCAGAAAAATATATGGGCGCAACAATTGACAGCCAAGCTGGTGAATACCCAGCCAATGCAGACACAGGTGCACCGTTGTCACAACAAGCAGGAACGCAGGGTCCCACTGGTCCAAGAGTTTATTGGAATATGCAGATGGTTCTCCTTAAACCAACAAAGACTATGAGTCCGTCTCCGATGCATGAATATGAAATTGAAAAACAATCGAATTTATTCATAACAGACTCTGCCACCCAGACAAAGAAAAACTTTTACACAATCATGCAGGGCATGAAGTCATATATTCCTTTTTATGATGATGACCGTGAAGAATTTGTCGCCAATCCTCACCCAGCGAGAAAATAATGGAGACATATGAAAAAACAATTAAAATATACGATGATGACATTGGTGGCGTGGACTACGTTAGTCATATGGGCAGTGACCTTACCGTCGTTAACAGTGCTCGTGTTAGCTTTGGCATGCAAAAGTCTGATCTGGATGGGCGTGACCGGAGACTTATTAAGTACCTTATCAAACATCGGCATACCTCTACTTTGGAGCACAATCTTGTTACTTTCAAATTTACTGTCCCTCTGTTTGTTCGTTCTCAGCATCACCGCCATAGGACGTGGAGCTACAACGAAATCTCAAGAAGATACACAGACAAGGACATGAGATTTTACACACCAAACGCCTTCAGGACACAACACGAATCGAACAGGCAAGCATCAAACCCAGATGAATTAATAGACCCACAATTATATCCCACTAGAGAATATAATATTGTCCCAAGCAACACTTTAAAGGTAAGTGGGTTTCTAAAAGATTACTGTATATCAGCAGTGGAATACTATAATAGAATGATTAAAGGAGGGATATGCCGTGAGCAAGCTAGAATGATACTACCACAGAATCTATATACAGAATACTATGGAACAGTTAATCTTAATAATTTGCTTAAGTTTATTGATCTACGCACACATGAGGGTGCTCAATGGGAAATCCAAAGAGCAGCAGAAGCCTGCCTCGAAATTGCCACGGACTTATGGCCATGTACTGTTAATTCCTATAGGGACATTAGGGGTGTCTCATAAATTCAAGCCCGGAGACCTCATAGTCTTAAATGACTATGGGGTTTTTATTGGTGAAAACTTTAATAATTCAATTGGAGTAATAATCAGTAAGCCTTATAATGTGTTGCCTCACATTGAAGAAGAAGTAGAAGCCTTCTATATTGTCTACGATATTTTGTTAGAAGGTGAACTAATTAAGATGATCCCCCAAGAATTCATGGAGTTTTACGAAAAGTATGAAGAAGATCCTAAAAGAGTGGCAAAATTATTTAAAGGAAACCGAAAGAAAACACCCTGAAAGGGACAGAAGAGTTTCACACGATAGAGCAGCTACAAAGTATAGACAACAAACCACACTTACGGGTGGTGATCCTCGTTCTGAGTTAAAGTATTATGTTGCCAATATAACATACTATGCCGCTGATTCACGTAGTCTTGTAGCAAGAGAACAAGATTTTATTCATTTCATTAACGATTCTGAATCTAAGCAACAACTCATACATGATTTAAAACTTATTCATTATCTTTTAGAACCGAAACAAGAAACAAAGTATATTGCAAGAAGCCTTGACCGCAATATGATGATCTTTGATGATACTGGTCCATTGTCTCCGGATTCTGCACATAGAATTGAATATATATTAAAAGATCTAGGTGAGCAACCAATTGCACACATACCATCTGATGACGAGTTAAAAGAAGTTTTTTATTATTATATTGCTCCTACAAACCAAGCCTTTTGGCCTGAGGAAAAAGAGACTGAACCTGAGCCACCGACTGATTTTATGAAAGATATGTTTGGTAGCATGTTCAAAGACCCGGAGCCACCAAAGACTGATCGTTTTGCGCACACCAGAAACATAGATTCAGAGATGCAAAGAAGAATGGATAAATTAGAGAGAGAAAGGGAAGCAAGAATAGCTGCCTCAAAACTGAAGAGGCGTAGATGATAAATGAATACCATTTTGACAAACTAATCATTGGCGGCTCACTGGAAAGTTTATTATATTCATTTGTTAGTGACACGAAGATACTGGTCTTGGAGCCTTTATATCCAATTGAAGTTTATAGTCTCGAATACCAACCATCACTACGTTTGCTTGGGTATACCAAAGACGAAACAATAATGTTATCGGAGCTATGGGATCGTATAACCTTTGTTTTATCGATGATTGGGTCGATCGTATCTCCAAACTTGATAGCATCACACAGAGAGAAAGACAACAGCCTCGTAACA